ACAACGACAGATTTAGCATCAGCATGATGCCTCGACAAACAGGTAAGAGTACCAGTGCCGCTGGATACTTGCTGTGGTATGCTATGTTTCGTCCAGATTCTACCATCTTGATTGCCGCACACAAATACACTGGCTCACAGGAGATCATGCAACGTATTCGTTATGCCTATGAACTATGCCCAGATCATATCCGAGCAGGTTGCACCAGCTACAACAAAGGCAACCTAGATTTTGAAAACGGCAGCCGCATAGTTTCGACCACCACAACAGAAAATACCGGTCGTGGTATGAGTATATCCTTGCTATACGCCGATGAGTTTGCATTTGTTCGACCTGGTATTGCAAAAGAATTCTGGACTTCCATATCACCAACCTTGGCCACTGGTGGTAAGGCAATTATTACGTCAACACCAAACAGTGACGAGGATCAATTTGCGTTATTATGGAAGGGCGCCAACCGGTGCGAAGATGCCTACGGCAATCCTACTGAATTAGGAATTAACGGATTTAGAGCCTATCGTAGTTATTGGAATGAACATCCAGACCGTGATGAGAAATGGGCCGCGGAACAACAAGCACAGCTAGGCGAAGATCGTTTCCGCCGTGAAATGGGTTGTGAATTTATTATTAACGACGAAACTCTTATTGCTCCTGCTAAATTGCTCGATCTACAAGGACATGAGCCCATGTACAAAATTGGTCAAGTACGCTGGTATCAACGTCCTCGTAAGGATCGAATATATGTAGTGGCATTGGATCCTAGTTTGGGCACCGGCGGTGACCCTGCGGCTATACAAGTGTTTGAGGCTAATACCACAGAACAAATAGCCGAATGGCGACACAATAAAACCACTATTCCGGAACAGATTAGAATTCTTAGTGATATCTGCAAACACCTAAACGAAACAGTGCAAGATCCCAAAAACATTTATTTTAGTGTAGAAAACAACACCATTGGTGAGGCTGCTTTGATTAGTATTGCAGAGTATGGCGAAGAAAACATTGAAGGTTATTTTCTAAGTGAACCCGGCGGTGGTGGCAGTCGCAGATATCGCAAAGGGTTTAACACAACAAATAAATCAAAACTTGGTGCCTGCAACAAACTAAAAATTCTAATCGAAACTGGCAAAATGAAAATACGCAGCAGTTCGTTGGTAAGCGAATTAAAAACATTTGTGGCACATGGCACCAGCTACGCTGGCAAAGTAGGCGAAACCGACGATCTTGTGATGAGCGCACTACTAGCTGTTCGTATGATGGTTTTACTACAAACATTTGACTCAGGAATAGACAATCAAATACGTGATCATGGCGAAGTATTGGAACCTCCTATGCCATTTATCAGTAGCCGTTACTAATCTATATCGGCTAAATATAACACTATGGCTACACAAACACCTGCAAAACAGTTATACGATCTACTGGTCAGCCGCAATTTTGACATAGAGCTACTGGATAGTTCTGGCAAATCAGCTGAAAATCCAGCCGAAGCTGAAGTTTTTAGTTTCGACTACACTACAGAATCTGGCAACGATTACGGCACAGTTGTTATTATGCTAGGAACTGAAAACGACCTAGAAGTTTACTTTGGTGACAATATTGGCCGCGGCATGGAAATAGACGACAAAAACGAGTGGTTTGATTTTTTGTATCAAATCCGTATGTTTGCCAAACGTAACCTAATGAGTTTTGGATTAAAAAATCTAAATCGTCTACGTTACAGCATGCAAGGACAAGCAGCTATTAAAGAAGGCCTGTTTGAATCGTGGACAGGTACCAAAACTGTAAGTTACAATGATCGCCCCGATTCTGCACGTTTAATGATCAAACACAGCAAGCCAATACAAGAAGGCGACAAGCGTTATCGCTATGTTGAAAAATTATTTGTTGAGACCAGCGACGGCGAAAGATACAAATTACCATTTACAAAATTGTCTGGTGGACGTGCCATGGTTGAACATGTACGCCAGGGCGGCAAACCATATGACCAACGCGGCCAACACATTGCCGAAATGGTCAACGAATTAAATGTATTGAGTCGTTTCCGTCGTGCTAACTATGGCAAAATATTTGAAGGCGACACAGCACAGTTGGTTGAACAAACCAATGCGTATTATGAAACAGCAAACAAAACACTAAAACATTTGAGTAGTACACGTGGCTACACTCGGTATTTTGAATCATGGAATCCTGCTGAGGTAACCGAACAGGAAGTTGTGATTGAAGGCATTAAACATTTGTTTGTAACTCAAAGCATTGATCACAGAATTGAAGAGGCCTTACCAATCTTGGCCCGTATACAACAACAAGGAAATGAAATGAAAGAAGCAAACATATTTGAAGCATGGGCAGATACTCTTGTAGAGGGCACATGGCAACTGCCAGACACACCCGAAAAGAAAAGTAAATTGGTAGAATTATTAAGTCAAGAATTTCCAGTAGGCACAGATGCTACTAATTCTACTGAACAATTGTATGACCTATTGGGTGATGATGAATTGTTCGACGAGTTAGAACAATTGGCCACGCAAGATCCAGACGCTGACTGTCGCCAGGTGGTGTACGATCGTTTACAAATGTTAAGCGACAACCCAGACATTAAAGCAGTTATTGATCAAGTTCAAATTGATCCAGAAGCTACAATGAACCCTGCTCCTGAAGTTGACCCAGGTGAGATTGAGACAACGGGTAATATTGAAGAAGTAGACGAAGTCAAAGATCCAGCTACCCAAACTGAAGATCCTGCCGGAACCCAACAACCAGCGTACCCAGAGTATCAAGATGATCTAGCTCAAGTACTTAAATCTGCCGGCGTAGACGACACTGTAGTAGCTGCACCCAATTACGAAACAGGCGACGAAACCAACGAATGTAACGATAGTCCACTTAAAGGACAATATGGCCATCCTGGAAAAATGAAACCTGTGGAAAAAGATACTAGTTTCTTGGATCGCCTAAAACAACTTTCTGGCATGATGAGAAATTAGTTTTAGAACAACCGCGTCATAAATAGTACTTGACGCTAAGGAATTAAGCGTGTACACTACACAAGTGCATACGCTTTTTTACATTAGTATCACAGGCAACGTAACATCTATACAATAGATAGGCAACAACCATAAAACTTAGAAAGGCAACACATTATGGCATCATTATCAGAAATTCGCGCTCGTCTGGCCGCTAGCGAATCAAAACAAGGCGGTAATAGTTCCACAGGTGGTGATAATGCAATTTATCCACACTGGAACATGGAAGAAGGACAATCCACAACACTCCGTTTTTTACCAGATGGTAACACAAAAAACACATTCTTTTGGCAAGAACGCCAGATGATTCGTTTACCGTTTAACGGCATCAAGGGTGAAGCAGATTCAAAACAAGTTTATGTACAAGTTCCTTGTATGGAAATGTGGCAAGAAACTTGCCCAGTACTAACCGAAGTACGCGGTTGGTTCAAAGACAAGAGTCTAGAAGAAATGGGTCGTAAGTATTGGAAGAAGCGTAGTTACATTTTCCAAGGATTTGTACGTGAAAACCCAATCGGTGACGACAAGGCTCCGGCCAATCCAATCCGTCGCTTTATTATTGGTCCTCAAATTTTTGCTACTATCAAGTCCGCATTGATGGATCCAGAATTGGAAGAATTGCCAACAGATTATCTGCGTGGTTTAGACTTCCGTATTAGTAAAACAGCCAAAGGTGGCTTTGCTGACTACAGCACAAGTAAGTGGGCTCGTAAAGAAACTGCACTTGATGAAGCTGAACAAGCAGCAGTTGCTGAACACGGCTTGTTTGATCTTTCAACATTCTTGCCAAAGAAACCAACTGAGGCAGAAGTTAAAGTAATCAAAGAAATGTTTGAAGCAAGTGTTGATGGTCAAAGCTATGACACAGAACGTTGGGGTCAGTACTTCCGCCCAGCAGGTGTGTCGGCTCCAGCTGGTTCTAGTGCTCCGGCCGCTACTGAAGATGCTCCAGCACCAATGACCAAAGCCGCTCCAGCACCAACCAGCAGTTTTGATGATGAAGATGAAGCGTCGGTTCCTGTAGCATCGGCGCCGATCGAAGCAAAACCAGCTTCACAAAAAACTGAAGACATTTTGGCTATGATTCGTAGCCGTCAAAAGCAGTAATTAGTTTGACAGTGGGGGAGGAAACTCCCCCACTTTCTCTATGCTCGGATACATAGATCCTATTATCTTTCCAGACGAATGCGAGGTGCTAGAAGTAGCGCCTGGTCGTTATGTCTACAACATATTCAAAAATGGTAGCAGTAGCCTGCGCAAATCTGGTTTCAGACAATTGTCTTTAGACGAAGTGGCCGCACTTGACACTGTTGAAGTTTTTATTCGAGATCCATACGAACGTTATGTTAGTGGCGTACAAACATATTTGAGTCAATTAGATCTTGCACAAGATCGTGCCACAGTCTTAAGTATGATTGATCAGTTTTTATTTTTAAACCGACATTTTGCTTTACAGTTTCATTGGCTTGTAAATTTAGCCAGATACACATCTGCTAGTATTACGCTAAGACCACTATCGGACATGGGCTTAACCACCGAACTAACCTGGAATGCTATTGCCCGAGACGAACAGTTAATAAAACATTTCCAGGAAAATGATCGACTTTGGTTTTATTTAAAGTTAGACAAAATACTAATAGATACTTTTATTGGACAGACTGTAAAGTTTAAAGATATCATTGCACACATACACACATCCTACCCAGTGTTGTATGAAGAAACAATACAAAGAGTTAACGATCTATGCGCTGTCCTAGACTAGACCACTTTGTTCGTTTCAATACCAACGGCACCGTAAGCCGTTGTGGTCACATGGTTCAAGCAAGACAATTTTCAACCCTGACAGAAATGGAATCTAGTTCGTGGCTGGCCAACACCAAAGAACTTATGTCTTTCGACCAATGGCCTATTGAATGTGTTCGTTGTCAAGAAGTTGAACAACAAGGCAATATCAGCATACGTCAACACGCAATTGAATTAGACAAGTCTACCGAACAAGCAAATTATCTACAAGTGGGCGGTGTCTTGGATAATGTTTGCAACAGTGCTTGTATGACTTGTAACAAGGAACACAGTAGTTTTATTGCTAGTTTGGTATACAAACAATATGCTGAATCAGATTGGCGTCCCGGTGAAATCACACAGACAGTTAACAACAGTGAACAATTTTGGCAACTTCCGCAAGAACGCATAGTGCATCTTGATATCAACGGCGGAGAACCAAGTTACAGTAAAAACTATCGACACATTCTAGCCAATCTGCCACCCAATGTAAAAACTTTAAGACTCAACACCAATTGCAACACTGTTCTAACTGAATTGACTGAAATAGCCGCTCGTGGGATCAAAGTCACAGTCACAGTCAGTTGCGATGGCATTGGTGATGTGCATGATTTAGTTCGTTGGCCCATCCGGTGGGAAGATTTTTATCGCAATCTAATGATTTATCGGACCATGCCTGTAGATTTGAATCTGTGGACCACTGTTAGTGTACTGAATGTTGGTGACTTGCCAAATATACAAGCATTCGCAAAAGAACATGGAATTGATCATTCGTATGCTTATTTAAAAGATCCGCCTGAGCTGTCGGTTGATAATAACAATCCAGAGTCTGCTCAAGCATACATACGCAAACAAAAACAATTGCGAGGAATTGAGTGAAGATAGCCATTACCGGACACACCGCAGGTATAGGACAAGCATTGTCTTGTGCGTATGCCAGTCACGAAGTTGTTGGCCTTAGTCGCCGTGATGGTAATAACATACGCAACATTCCTAAAATCTGTGACCA